TTGATTGAATATCATTTTCAACTAAGGCCTCTTCGCTAGACATTGTAACAAAAGGTTGTTCATGTTTAACGACACCAAAGTCTTCATCTTGTTTTCCACCAATTATTCCACCTGGTCTCCAAACTAAATCATTCTCATCCATTTCTGATTCTGGATCAATCCACCACATTTCATCTGAACTTTGTTCAGAACTATCTAACCTACGATTTCTAATATGATTTTTTTCATAAATTAATGACTCAACAGATTCAATTTCACCAACAGCATAAAATTCTCCTGGGACTGGTTGATCTTTAATCTCAACAAATGGAAATTCTCCATCAATATACCAATAGGGATTGATGTCATCTCTCAATGGTATTTTATCATTTCCAAAAACTCTAAGTCTTCCTAATGGAAATTCTTTTGAACTTCTAATATATAATTCTGTAACTTTAACTAATTTTTGTCTTTTAAAACTTTGTGAATGACCAATTGAGGTTATTCCTTCTTTTAAAATTCTTCCACGTTTTTTATTAATAAGTTGACTTACTTCCCATTTAGCAGAAGCAAAATCATCTTTAATTTCTTCTTCTTCAATAAATTCTGTATTTTTATAAATTCCCTCACGATTATCTTTAATTATTTTTTTTGATAAATAAACATCGTTCATAACCCATCCAGCATTTTTAATATAATTACTTTGAGGGTCATCCATTTTAAAATGGAATGGTTCAATTGCTTTTATATCAACAAACTGTTCTGTTCTACTTTTTGCTTTTCCTCTAAAAAATCTTTTTACCTTAGCTAGAAGTTTCTTTTCAGGAATTAATCTTTCTATTTTCTTAAACATTACCTTCAAAACAGATTGGCCATAAATAAAATTCCTTTTAAACCAATCAAGTAATTCTAATTGAAAATCTTGATTATAAAAATCATAATCTAAAATAGCCTTTGATTGTTTAACGTATTGCTTGGATTCACTCGTAAAACCTTTTAATGTAATCTTAGGCTGATTTAATAAAACTCTTGGAGTTAATGTTTCAATAATAGAAAAAGCTATTGGTAAACAAATATTATTTCTCCATGGATATTCTTCTTCTTCCTGAAGTCCTCTATAAAGAAAATAATATCTAATCATTTTCTCATAGATTTTATCTTGCCATTCTTTGGCAAAAACTAACTTTTTTGAATAATCGTCTATTATTTTTTGGTCTGCTTCATTAGCTTCGTAAGTTTTATCTTCATTTATAGTAGCAGAAACACGTTTTTTTCTTTTTTTATTTCTAATTGGCATAATATTATCTATTTATATGTTCTTGATAAGTTCTCCCTGTTTTTAAAAACACGGGACTCAATTCTTGTCTTCTTTTCCAAAACTTACTTCTTCTCTTTGGTGGATGAGCAATCTGAGATACTCTTGATAAAGCATCAATTACATCAACTTTTCCCCTTGGAAAACGAATTAACTGATCTTCTAATTCTACTTGTTCTTTTTTTATGAATAACCTACCTCTCTCTATTCTGGGCTGTAAAGACATTATTCTATCTTTCTTGGCTATTCTATCATTAATTTTTAATTTTAATTCTTCAATTGGCAATAAAATATTTCTTTCTTTCTCTTCAACTGCTAAAAATGGCATAAGAGCAATTGAATATTTTTCTTTCTCTACTCCTATTTTTTTAGGTTTCCAAACGTCATATAGTCTAAATATTTCTATAATAATGTCTGGTAAGTCCTTATAAACTGCACTAGCGTGTTGAACGTACCAATTTTGGTCTCTATCAACTTGAACAATAACTATTCCAGTCGGGGTGCTTGTTTCTTCACTCTTTCCACCCAAATCAATAGTCATAAATGTAGTAACAGACGTTTCTCTATCTATTTTTGTAAAATATCTAAAATTTTCTTTTTTAAATGGAGCGTCTTCAGTTGAAACTGGCTTATTTTCATAAAGATTAGCAAAATCAGCAGAACCAATTTCTTTTCTTATCTCAAGTAATTCTTTGGTTGAAAATCTTTCTGGATAAATTGATTCGTGATTTTCGTCCCAACAAGAAAATATGTATGCTGTTTTACCCATAGTAATTAAACATATTGTTTTTTAAGTTCCTCTGTGGCAGGCATACCATTTATTGTATCTTCTTCTGTAAATCCTTGAATAATTCTTCCATAAATATCTCCAAAGTCCCAACGAGTACATGGAATAATTCTTTTCCCACCTGGTTCTAATAAAGAAAGTAAATCTTTATGATATTGGAATACTTTATCGATTTGTTCCTTTGTTTGAACATTTACACGAGATTGAAGGTCATCTTCTATAATCAAATCATGATGAAGAGATACTGGACTTTTATCAATACTTCCTATCATTACTGTTGGTTCTTTTAATTTTTTTGTTCTTGCCGAAACAGTAAATTCATATTCAGTCCATTTTTTTTGTTTACTAGTAAAATCTCCATAAACATAACGAAGCATTTTATTTTCTTGAAAATGGTCTCTAATAATACCTAAAAATTTTTTAGCATTATCTTCTTTTTCATTTGTAATAAGAACACGAATATTTGGATTTTCTAAAATACGTTGAATTACCCAATAACATGTAATAAAAGAACTTTTTAAAAATCCACGGGAGCAAAGAAAAAGTAATAAATCAGAATTTTTGTCTCTCCAAAACATATCAAGTAACTTTGCCCATTTATGATGAATTTTTCCTATATTCCATCCACCTAAAACTTCTTCTACTAAATATACTAAATCAACAAGTCCACGCCTTCTTATCTGTTCTTTTAAAATATCAGACTGTTGTTGTTTTAATTGTTCGTATTTAAAATTTAATTTTTCTAATCTATTTTTCTCCATCTATAACCTCTCCCTCAATTACTTCTTCACGACTTTGACCAATCCCTACGTTTACTATTTCTTTCTTTACTTCTCCTAATAGTGAATTTGTTTTTTGTGATAATAACTTTAACTCTTCTGTAGTTTTTTCTAATAATGGATTTACAATATTAGAATTAAGTCTTAATTGAGCTGTTTTTGCTATAGGACTAAATCCAGCTCTATCTTGAATCTTATCAGAAATCTTACTTCTTAATTCTGGGTCAGTTTTAACATTTTTCATTATTGTTTTCTGAATCTTATAAGCACCTGGGGCATCTTTTTTATATTTATCCCAAAGACTTTCTTTTATAGGATTAAACTTTTCTTTATTATAAATTCTACTAGCATAAGTGCTAGCATACTTTGGGTCTGAATTAGGAAATGCCTTTATATATGCTTTCTTTTTATCCAATCCTCCATTTATAAATTTCCAAAATAAAACCTCTCCCTTTGTTTGGGGAAGAGATATTTTTTTCTCATCAATTGTTATAACTCGTTCTTTAGGCATAATATTATATTTTATAGGAAAAGCCCCCCCGTACATGCGTTTATAGGGGTATTAGGGTCACACATACGCAACCGTTTAATGGGATTTTTCCTATTAAGTACTTTCATACTCTATGTATCTATACACCCCCATTTATTTATCCCCAAGTTATACACCTTTTATCCACATATCTAACTAAAAAATATCCTACTATTTCTAGCAGAATATCCTAGTCTTAAACCTAAATCTATTTTTTTTGTTCTTTTTCTAAAACCCCTTCAAGGGAAATTGCCTTATTTAATACTTGTTTTTTTCTTTGACTTTTTCTATAAAGATTTTTCAAACAATTACTAACAACAAAATTAACAAAAGTACTCATTGAACTTTTATTTGGTTTATATTTATTTCGAACATTCCATATTTTAATCCTTAATTCTTGGGCAATATCATCAGCTGTCAATCCTTCAATTTTATATAAATGTGATTTTATTACAATATTTTTTTCTGCTTTTTGTAATAATCTTACACCAATACTACTTTCTGATTGCCTTTTTCCATAATTTAACATTTTCATGAATGTCGAATTTTTTCCAAATTTCTTCTTTTGCATCTTTAATTAATTTATCTCTATAATCTATGTCTAATAATTTTACAATAGCTTCGTAATATTCATCTACTGTATTTGCTTTTAGAGCATTCTCGACTTTTGAATATGTTTCACAATTCTCTACAACACTAGCCGCACCAGCCATTGTGAAATCTAAAAATTTAACTTCACTTTTACTTAACATAAATGGTGTTTTTTGAACAATCGGTGCTAATCCAATATCAGGAGCAAGTCCCATCATATATTTAGGAAAATTTTTAAATGGAACAAAGTTATAAACATGGTCCCATACACCACCCTCTTTTTCTTTATGATATGGAGAAAGTAAAATAGTTTCTATATCATAATCTTTCTTTACTTTCTTT